TCGAGCGCGGCCAGCATTTGGGGCATCTGCCGAATCGGGATCTGCCGGACAAAGACCTTTTCGGTTTGCCCCGACGCGAGGGTGAGTTCGAGTTCCAATCCGCCAAACAGTGTTTCGGTCGTCATACTGCGACAGGCTTCTCGATTTCGTTCAGGTCATTGTCGAGCACGTCTGCGACATACTCGATTCGGGCGATGTCGTCTCCCGCCGTGAGCGGTCCATTGGCTTTCAGACGGCACCAGACGCGGGTGGTCAGAAAGAGTTCATCATCCTGGTCATACACCGTGTAGAGCAGCCAGCCCTCCATGGTCTTTCCGCCGAGCGGCTGATACTTGCTGACTGCCGTGGTGATTTCGTCCGTGCGGAAGACCGCCTGCACGGCCAGCTTTGAGAGTTCCTCGCAGCGCAACGTGATGGTCAGTTCATCCTTGGTTTCCAGCACGCGCTTTTTGCGGAGCCGACCCGGAGAGGGCGCCCAGACTGGGCGTTCCTCAACCTTAGGCTCGACGCTGGCCTCGGACAGCACGCCGAGGTCGGTCCACGCCGGGTCGGTGTCACCCGGCAGGGCATCGACCCCGGCGGTGCCCGGGGCGGGGAGCGTGAAGGCGCGACCGTTGGGGAAGAACTTGGCGTGGTTGCCAAGGATTCGAGAGGCGGTAGTCAGGTTATCGGGCATAATCGTTTCGCGTTATTGCTCCGCCGTGATTCGCAGTTTCTTGTCGCGATGGTTCGGCGGAGGTGGCGTCCACGCGACGTTTGAAAAAGGGCTCTCGCCTAAGCGATTGCTTGCCGTCAGCACGAAGAACATTGCAGCGATCCCGGGCAACCGTGCCACGGTCACCTGGTTCGTGTTGCCGGGGATTGTAGTCAGTAGTTCCCAACCGCCCGTGTCGAGCGGGGTCCAATTCATCGGCTGGCCTGCCGGCGCATTGGTGACAGGCATCCCGGGCGGCAGGTTGGTCCGATAATAGAGCCGATACGCATCGATCAACTCGATAGAGTCGGCCGCGTCCCACATCAAAGTGACAGTGTTGGTCTTGAGCGCGTCGCCAGGACCGCCGAGCGCAGACGACCAGATGCTCAGAGTGGCTAAAATGAGAACGAGGGTTCGGTTCATCGTTCAACCTTCCAGTGCGCCTGGTCTTTCAGCGCGGCAATGCGCTGATCCAAGAGGGCTTCCTGTTCAGGAGTCAGTTCGGCGGACTGTTTGAGCGCCGCCACGGCGGACGGAATCTTTTCGATCAGCGCGATGGCTGCTTCGATCAGAGCGAGAATGGCTGCGGGTTGCATGGAGTCCTTTCTATGGGTTATGGAGTCGGCGTCAGCCCATTCGCTTCCAGATAGCGACGGGCTTCACTAATCGCCGTTCGGAGGGTGGCGATGGCCGTATCAAGATTGGCCTTGTTCTCAGGCGTGCGGCTTTGCTTGTACGCCTTGGTCATCGACCGGGCCGTCAGCAGCCAGTTCTGGCCATTCGTGCGAATGAAGTCGGCCGTCTTTCGAATCTCAGGAGTAACCGAGAGCGTTTGCCGGTTGTCGTATTCCCACTTCAGGAACGTATCGAAGACATCGACGGCAAGCTGTGTGGTGCGCTCCGCGTTAACCACGAGCGGGTCGTTGCCCGATTGAATCGAACTGCAACCGACCAGCGCCAGGCTCAACGGAATCACGGCTGCCATCACTGGCAGGTTCTTGACCGCTGGAGCGGCATTCTTTTTGATTCCTGCTCGCAGGAAGGCTAAAGCCCCCAAACCGAACACCGCGAGGACCTCGTCGCTCAACTCCCAAAAACCGAGATAGGCCCCGCCGATGTAGAGAACGGCGATGGCCACAGTGAAGTAGGTCTTCTTGCCTTGGAGGAATGTGATGAGGTTACTCATGGTTTTGAATGGTTCAGGGGACAATCTTTCGGACGTTCAACCAGCGGACACGCAGCGGGCGGATAGCCAGCGCGACAGTGTTCGCAAACTTTTTGGGCCGTAGCTTCGATTTCCAGACGGCGCAGTTGAGCCGTGCGAAACGCGGCCACGATCGCGTATAGGGAAGCCACCGCCGCCAGGAGGGTGGCAAGCAACGACAGAATCGGATGCGCGTTGGTCATCCAACTGGCGAATGAACCCACCCATCCGACTGCAAGACTGGGGATAATCGTGCGGTTCATGGCGATTTCACAAAGCTGCGCAGGCTCAGGTTGACGACGATTCGCCGCACGCCGTTGACCTTCCCGAAATTCTTAAAAGGCGGGTCCATCGCGACGAATCGCCGTGCCCCGGCCGCTTTACCGGCCACGTCCTCCATGACCCATTGCAGCGCCTTTTCGGCCTCAATCTTCGCGCCCAATTCGGCGCGGCAGGTTGTGGGGTTCTCCTCGATCACCACGGGCGTATAGACATCGTGCGCGGCCAACCCCGTTTCGGAGGCGTCCACCAGTCCGTCGCTTTCGATTTCCCAGACGATCAGCACCAGGCCGGGACCAGCCAGAGCCGTTTCGCGTCCCGGTGTTTTCGGATAGGTGCCGTCGTCAGCAATGACAGGCACTCCCTCAAACCTCGGGTCGGCTTGTAGCAACGCGACAACTGCGGGTTGGATTTCCCAGAGATTCAATTCAACCTCGCCTTCTCTGCCGCCCTGGCCTGGGCTTTGGCGATGGCCTCGCGGACACTTCGCGTTCTGGATCGGACGGCGTTGGCCACAATGCGGTCTTCATCGCCCGCCTCTGCCCATTCAGATCGGTTTTCCATGCGGATATAACCTCTCGCGTCAATCCGGTCTTCAAATAGCCCCGTGTCGCGCTTTGCGTGACGCAGCACCCATGCCTGCGGCTTGCCGCCCAGAGCCAGCAAGGAAACCGCCCAACCGGAGCGCCCTCGGCCTACGCGCCCCTGAACCCTTCGGATGTATTCTCGGACCTTGTCGGCATCGGGCGTTACCCGGCGCTGAAATTTGAGCACCCGCCCCCGGCTGGCTCGCGCCTGCTCGTGCATGTCGGGGAACTTGGGTTCAACCACTTCAACGCCGCGCAGTTCGCTTCCTTGCGGGAAACGCGCAAAGACCGCTTCCAGCCCCGCGTAGTCGCGTTTGCGAATCAGCTTGCGGATGCGCTGAGAAGTGAAATCCGCCGCCCGCAATGGGCGCACGGCACGCTGGATGTCTCGCGCAACAGCCTTCCGCCCCTGGCTGAGCGTCTTGGGCGGGGTGAACCGCACCAATCGCATGGCCAAGAGACGACCCTCACCGCGCAATGCTTTGGGCAGGAGCGTTCCACGCTCCCGAATGAAGTCAGAAAGGGCGGTGGCGTAATCCTGATACTCGACTTCAACGGTGGCGTTCATAGGGTCACCGCCTCGCAATGGAGCCTGACGGCAATGTCCACGGGATGATCCTCGACTTTCACCACCCGGTATTGTGCGGGGCCTTCCGCCAGGATGTTGCCTGGCTTCAGGGCCGCCGCCCCAAGGTCCTCGCGCAGAATGCTGGCGATGTCCGTCACAGTCGTTTCTTCAGCGAGCTGATACTCGCCCGCCTCGTTGCTGGCCGGCTGAAGCAATGCCGGGAAGGCTGGACCGCCCGGCTGCAAAACGAGCGTGTGACCCCGCGCCGTGAGTTGGGCGCGGAATCCTGCAAGTCTCGCCTGTTGGGTGCCGGTCACTTCGCGTTGGATTTCTTGGCCGCTTTCGGGGTCGCCAGTTTCTTGTGCTCGGTCATGAGCCACGCCACATCGCGATTGCGACGGGCAAGGCGCTGCAACCTTTCGGCGCGCCCTTTCTCAGACTGCATCCGATTCACCTGACGCAGGTTGATGGCGGTCATCGCCACGGGCTCCGGGTAGGGGTCGATCTTGGGTTTTTCGGCCATAGCTTATCCGTTCGTTCGGACGCAGACCGCGCCCACGCGGTTGGCTGTGGCCAGCACCAGGTTCCAATTGGCGATGGTCCCCAGTTCCGCGTTGCTGGGGCTTTCGGCGGCAGGCGTTCCCACCCACTTGAGACCGTTCATGTGCAGGACGAAGCGGGTGCGGTCGTAGATGATCTCGTTGTTGAGACCGAATTTCTTCTCCATCTGGAGTGCAGCCACATCGACCACATCGGTCTTCTGAGGCTTCTCGCCTCGGGCCACGATCCCCTTGGCGAGCAAATAGGTCTCATACACGTAGCCATTGGTGGCGCCCGCCCGCACCAGCGATTCCGAGACGTAGATGGGAATGCCCCGGTAGGTGCGAATGGTCCACGGCCCACGAGAGGCCTTGTCGAAGCTGGTCTCATCGGCCAGTTCGAGCGCAGCGAGCACCGTCGGGTGAATCCACAGCGCGCCGTCCATCAAGTCATCCGCCAGTTCACCCATGAGGCTCTTGGCGTTGATGAACAGTTCGATGCCCATCAGTTGTTCGGCGGTGGCGTCAGTGCCCGACTCGTCAAAGGCATCGACGCGGACCGCCTGCAACGGGGCCGCAACACCAGAGGCACCGGTTGAGCCGAATGCGCCCCGGACCATCGCCAGCAGGGTCTTCTGACGCTGTTTGAGTCGGCGCTGCACCATCTGGGCGGAGATTTCGCCTACCGGATCCTCGCCGGAAAGCTGCGCGGAGAACGCCGTGGCGGAACTCTTGCAGACCCGATTGCAGGCAACCGCCTTCATCAGGCCCGAGGTGATCTTGTTGTCCACCGCAGGCTCTGCATTCTCGACCTGGATTTCGTCATCCTGGTCGGTGATGTCCTTGAAGAACGGGATGGTGGCGACTTCGCCGGGTCCGGAAGCAAGTTCCGAGGCTTTCGGGTTGTCCACTACCACGCCCGAGTTGAGCAACACGGGGAACGTGGCCTGTTTCTCCCGCATCGTTTGGAGCCAGATGTCGGGAATCCAGAGATCGCTAATGGTCGTCGGCATAAATGTGGTTGGTTCAGGACTGCGGTTTGAGTTCGGCAATCGAACCGACACCCTTGGCAGCCAGCACGCGCTGGGTGGGGGTCAGGTCGGCGTCGGACGGGGTTTCCTTGTGGCTGGCAGCCTTGGGGTTGAGGCCCAGCTTCAGGACCTCCGCAGCTACAGCCTTATTGAAATCGGCCATCTTCGCGCTCAGGTCGGCGTTCTCGCCCTTCACCCGAGCGAGTTCTTCGCCTGCGGTTTTGGCCGCGATTTCGAGAGTGTTCACCCGGCTGGCCAGCGCGTCGGCGCGTTGCGTGGCGTCGGTGCCCTGCTTCTGGGCGGTGTCGAGCAATTCACTCGCGGCGGTCAGTTCCGCCGTAAGCCGCTGATTCTCGGCGGTCAGCCGTTCATTGGTGGCCAGGATGTCTTCCTGGTCAGGGATATTGATCTTATCAGCCATAGGTCATCTGTTCGTTGCTTAATCGGGAACGTTACGCTTCACGAGCCAGTCGGCGGGCCACCGCCTCGGCGTAATCGAGGTCTCCCAGCGCATCCACCAGGCCCTGTCGCTTGGCTTGCTGTCCGTCGAACACTTGTCCCTGCATGGAGTCCTCGGGGATGCCATTGCGTGCGCGCAGGACATCTGCGCGGAACACATCGAAAGAGCGTTGTGCCTGGCGGGTGAACTCGGCGGCGTGCTCGTCGGTGATGGCCGCGCCCGGCATGCCCGCCGCTTTGAATGTCCCTTCTTTGTTGCGGAACACCTTCACCTCAATGCCCGCGTTGGACAGCATGCGGTGATAGTCCACCACGGACACGTAGGCCCCGATGCTGCCGACCATCGCGCTGCGTGTCGCAATTACTGCCCCTGATTGGGAGCCGATCCAGTACGCCAGGCTGCACATCATGCCGCCTGCCCAGGTGACGGTAGGCTTTGAGGATCTGAAAACGGCGTCGGCAATCTCCGCCCCGCCCACGCTGAACCCGCCGGGGGAATTGACATTCAGGACGATGGCCTTGGCTTCCGGATCGACTTCCAGTCGGCGGAAAGCGGATAACACTTCGGCGCTATCTTCGAACCCGTCGAAGAACATTTCCCCGAGGTCGGGCCGATACGCGAGCACGCCGCTGATTTCGAGAACTCCGATGCCACCTTCAATCGAAGAACGAGGGGCCAGCGCCTGACGCGCTTTGCGCCAGGATTCAGGTTCGCCCATTGCAGGTTGCAAAGCCTCGCGCAGGAGCGCCTGCGCGGCTCGCACCTCAATCATCGGCACCTGCGTTGCCAGCATCATCGGAAGACTGTTCGGCATCGTCTCCCGAGTTCGGAACGTTACGCTTCACCTCCTTTTCGTCGCTGGCTGGGGCACCCTTGGCGGCGTTCAAGCCGAAGCTGGCCATGACGGTCTCAACCCGGATGTCGTGCTCCTTGGCGACCTCCTTTGCCCGGTCGAGGATGTAGTCGATTTCCTCGAAGACCTGGTCGGTTTCCCGCCGCCACGAGCGACCCCGGTTGCCGTAATGATCGCGCCGGCTCATCAGTCCCCGCGCCACGTCTTCGCGCTCCTGGGCCATCTCGCGCCCGGCATCAATGGTGATTTTGGAGGGACCGATGAAGTCGCACCGCGCCCAACCGTCCACGGAGGACAGCGCACCTGAGGCGATTCCGGAAGCAATCACCCGCTGCCACGCCGCCCGTCCCAACCGAGCCGCCACCTGTTTGCGCCGGTCGAACTTCCGTTGCGCCTTGCCGTTGACGGCGCGTTGGTTCGGGCCAGTCAGCTTTTCATCCAGGAAGAAGGCCGGTGGCAATCCCATACCCGCAACGAAACAGCCGGCCAGATAGCTGATGACTTCGATGTTGTTGGCCGGGGCGCTCGGGGTGTTGACCTGTTTCAGTTCGTGGCCTTCGGGCACGGTCGGGATGTCGCCCGCCACGAGGTCTGCCACGGTGAAGCTGCGTTGCTTTTCGTTCGTTTCGGCGGGCGGCTCCTCCTCAGTGGAGGCTTCCCCCGCAGGTTCGGGTGGGCTGCCCCACGGGTTTTCCTCGAGCGGTGCGCCTTGGATGGCGAGCGTCAGGACCGTCGAGAGCTTCGAAAGCACCTTCTGGAACCCTTTGATGTCGTTCCCGTCCCGCATGTCATTGGCGCCACGGCGAATCGGGCTCATCCCCCGATATTGGGTATAGCGTTCGAGGTCGAACAGGTGAACCAGTGCGTTGGCGTCGAGAAAGGTCTCGCCGTCCAACCAGTAGCCGAGCACCCGTCCCTGCGTGTTGAGTTGGATGCCGTCAAAGATCCGGTCATCCGCGACGGTCGGTTTGTCGATGCGCCAGGATTCCAACATCTGGATCTGCGGCAACCCGCCCTCATCAGTCCAGAGCGCGAACACCTCCCCGTCGGTGTCGAGGTAGAACGATGCCAACCGCTGGAGGTCAAAGAAATCGAACCGGCCGGTGAAATCGGCGCGGTCCACCCATTCATCGAAGAGGCTGTTGGCGGCTTCATTCCACTTCCGGTCAAGCGTGGCCGCCCGTGGAATCATCGGCGTGGAATAGTTCGCAACCAGGTCAGTGGCGTAATAGACCAGCCCGACGTTGTCCCAGAGGTATCGAGCGACGCTCGCCAGTTGCAGCCGATTGAACTTGGACAACAGCCGGTGAACGTAGAGCCCGGTGGCGGGAATTGGCGTTCGGTGATCGACCGTGTTCAACGCCTCGAAGTAGTGGCGGACGGGTGTTACCGGTGCGGCGGTATTCGCCGCCTGGGGCTGGCGAATGCCAGACAGCCGCGTAAGGGAGGGCGACGGGAAGAGGCGACGCAGGAATGAAATCACAGGACGGCCTTGCGGAAGGTTGGATGTAGCCGGTTATATCGGGGCACGTCGAGCGGAGGGTTCTCCGGGTCCGCCAAAGTGTTCACCCATTCGAGTGCCTCCTCGGCCATCGTGGCCAGGTCGGTCGGGGTGTAAGCCCGGTCAAACGTGAACGTGACCGATCCTCCCGCCTCGCTGGTGGAAAGGATCGTCTGCCCATTAACCACGCTGGTGGTCCATTTCGAGGTCACCAGCGCGTTCAAAGCGCCGACGAGGGTTTCCTCGCCAGTCAATTTCAGTTTGAGCGCCCGGACCAACATCCGGACTTCCAATCGTGGACGTGCCGTCACGCCCAAGGCGGAACGTTACGCTTCAACGGGTCTCGACAGACCCCTGCGGCATGGACAATACTTTAGCGCAAAGTCGCGTATGCCTTCTAACGCATATACCAACCATCTCCTTGTTCTTCTCAGGGATGTGAAAGAGTTGAATAAGGCTCATCAACAACTCCGAACTGGCTTGCCAGGACGGCAATGGGATCTCGGTGCTCTAAACAGGGCTGTCGTGGTCCTAACCGTTTCGTCGTGGGAAGCATACCTTGAGGAGGTTGTCCGCGAGTGTCTCGAAGCAATCCGTCCGCCAACTCCACCTCTCGGAGTCTGGCCGGCGCTAAACTCGTCAGTGCGCGGTGACCTCGGGCGCTTCAACACTCCGAACGCAGATAATGCGCGAAGGCTTTTCTTGGAGAGTTTCGGGATTCAGGACATCACCAGTGAATGGCACTGGCGTAACTGCTCAGCCTCGAACGCGAGAACTCATTTGAATGATGCCCTGAATAATCGCCATCAGATTGCGCACGGTGTTAACCCAAGACCGGTTATTCATCACAACTACGCAAAATGGCTCCCGGCGTTTATGGAGAGATTGGCACGACGCACGGATTTCGGGCTGCAACAGTATTTTCAAACGACGCTGCATATCCCGCTGCCGTGGTGAAGCTTCATATCGTCACTTCGTGCGAAGTCTTCAGCCACCCTGAGATAATCGCCGCAGCATCGATCATCAGTTCGCAATCCAGGTAGTGATTGTCCCGGCGTTTCTGGACCCATAGCACTTTCACCCGCCCCCGTGAGTCTTCGCGTTCCTCGCGGACTTCGGCCGTCATCTGTTCGATATAGTCCCGGCCCGTTTTGCGCGGAATGCTCCATTGGCCAACGACTCCGTGCGTGAACAGCGCCAGGTGGTCCTTAATTCCAGGATTTGACCACTGGAACAATGGGAGATGCCGACGCGCCTTTGCGCGGCGTGCCCCCAAGGTGGGGTCCACCAGAACTCTACGCCAGACCCGGCGAACGGACTTCTTTGTGCGCGGGTCCTGGCTGAGGAACCACTCCGCGTCATCGCCCTTCATCGCCTTCCAGCCTGTGGCCATGCAGAACCGATACACCTCCGATGCCTTGAACCCTGTGTCGATCATCGCGTTGACCACCGGGACGTTCAGTTGCCGGCGCACCTCCTCCAGTTCCGATGTCGTGTTGCAGCGTCCGTAGCCGATAAGGCGGCTCGCCCCGCCTGCCCCGAACGCCCGCGCCACCCAGAAATAGTGTTCGCCACCGCGCGCCTGGCGGTCCGCAGCCAGGAACCGAGTTTTCTCCAGCGGCCACGGGTCACCGAAATCGTAGTCCCCCTTGCGTTGCTGGAGATAATCGTCCGTGGTAATCAACC